AGTTCCGGGCTGAGCCGGTTCTGGTTTGCTCTGGCTGCGCGTCGGTTTTCGGTTCATTATCAGCATCACTGGCCGCTGCTGCTGGCCCAATAAGTTTTTCCAGCACCTCATCAACGTAAGTGTCGATTTGTGCCTCAAAATCCTTGCGGACCTGCGCTTTCAGCAACTTATTTACTTCACCGGAATACAGTGCCTGTTTTACCAGGTCTTCAGTGACGGTGCCTTTAATTTCTGGCATGTATATCCTCCTTATGCGGGAATAAAGCCCTGCAATCAGGGCTGGGTCGGGTCTTTTGGGAGCGGAGTTACCTGCGCTGTTTTACTGAGTTTTTCAGCTGCTGCGTCCTCAATTTTGCGGCGAACATAATTTCTGATGGCCTTATAACCACCACTCACCAGATATAACGCACATACTGCCGTGCAGAAATACAATAAAATAAGCTGTAAAAATGTCATTATCCCTCCCAATTATTGACATGGTGTTGACACCGGTAATATCTGTTAGGTAAAAAGGTGCACTGCATTTTTTGCTTTGGATATAACGATCTTTTTGCCGCCGGTTTCTTGTTTTCCCTTACCGGCGGCATTTTTTTATCCTGCTTACGCGTTATTCACTTCCACCACGATACTGTCAATCAGTACCGGGTAAGTCGCATTTTTAGTGATATCGGTCACGCGCAACTTGTCTGCCGTAAACGTGCCGACCGGAGACTGCGACAGCATGAATGGTGTCCCGTCCTTACCATCAATGACCGGCGTCACCTCAATACTGTTGTTACCGGCAAAACGGAAGCCCAGCGTATGCCATTCGTTATTAAATGCGCCGAATGACCCCAGCTTCGTGTTCTGCGCCGTGTTTCCTTTGTGATACATCACGTTAAGGTCTGTGGCATCGCTCTGTACGTAGAACGATGCCAGCAGGTTATGACCGGCATTTCCTTCCAGAGTAACCCCTTGCGGCAGGGCAGAAACCGGCCAGTACAGCGCCAGTGCGTACTGATTAGCCGTAAGCGCGCCATCGAGTTTAAAACGACAACTGACAAGACCACCTTTACCCAGCAGGTCCGCACCATTACCAGCATCATGCTCAAGGTACCAGGGGGCTCTTCCTGTTTCCTTGGTCAGTTTCATTGCCTTACCCCCGCTGGCTCCGGCATCATCCACGATTTGAGCCTTGCCACCTCCGGCAGCCCAACCCTGTGGTGTCAACCGTCCTTCAGACTCAGATGCCCGGTAAGCAAATAGCGTACTCATCGTCGTGGTGTCTGCGGGTGGCGTGGACGGTTTTGATGGTGTATCAGGTGACGGCTTCTCATCCGGTGGTGTCACGGTCTGCCCGCGCATCAGTTCAGCCGTGCGCCCTGCATGGAGCATAATAGCTGAGGCCAGACGGTCTGAAATGACGCCCCTGCGTGCCCATGAGCTGAAATGGCTGTCACGCTGTGTCGAAACAAAACTGCCCTGGGTTCGGGATGCTGCACCGTAATACCCGACAGCCACAATATCCGGGTCTTCCGCCGGAGCATTCGTTGGCGTGCTCTGTCCATTCTCATCCGTCAGGAACGGTACAAAGAAAATTTTCTGTGCTTCCTTGCCTTTGTAGCCACCGTATACTGCCTCATATTTATCGGTGCCAGCGTTTTTCCAGTAATACGTGGTATCACCGCAAATCCACGGCACCGTGGTGGCATTTCCACTCACGCACTGCGCAGCAAGCGGAGCCAGGTCAGTTCTGAACTGCTGAACCATGGCCGTGAATAAACTATTATGCTGCTGGCTTCCTGAGGCAAGGTCTGCCTCTCCCTGCATCCAGACCACAGCCAGAAGTTTGTTTTTCGGGTTTTTCGCCAGCGCGACTTTGGTGCGGCTTACCAGGTCCTGATACAGAGGTTTACCGGCCCCCCAGCGTGAAGAATCAGCGGAAGCACCGCTGGCCTCACTGAATGAGCCGTCGGCTCCAGTGGTGAATGCTGACCCGCCACGACAACAGGGCACCAGAAGTATCCCGGCATTCTGTGGGATATAGGGAAGCAGTTTTTTGGCAATATGCAACCCCTGACCGACAGTCCCGTACTGGCCTTTTGCCAGATCAGCTTTCGGGTGGTTTATCCCGCTCATATCCTGAACATCATGCAGGCAGTGGTCTGCCGGAATGATGTCGTTGTATGTACACGACGTACCGTTGGGCGTTACCGTACTGCGGCGTGCCAGTTGCTTAATGCGTGGGTCCGGGCGGTCAAACGAATCCGGTAACGGCAGCCCCTCGCCGTAGGCCATGCCATTTGACTGACCCGCGAGAATGACAACAAAGTAATATTCCGGCTCTGAACTGCTGCCATTCGTGCTACCGGAAGGCCCGGCGTTATCCGGTGCATTCCAGTCGGAGGGCGTGAGCGTTCCGGCCACGTCAGATGTGATTGGAATGATGCCAGTCACGCCTGAACTGGTGATTTCTGCACTGGGATTACCGGATACCGGCATTACCCATAATGGCTCTTTCGTGCTGAAGCGGATCACGCAGTCTGCGAAGGTGATCCCCCCTTTATTACCCGAAGGGCGGAAAGGGCTTTCAATAAATGCCACCGTGCCACCGGCAACCTTGACTGAAAACTCTCCGGGCATGGCGGAGAGCATTTTCCACTTGGAGTCTGACATCGTCTTTTCTGCCTGTTTCTGAATTAAACAGAGTCAGAATAGCGACCGCTGAAAAATATGTGTTTTGCGGAAATTCAAAAAAGCGTCACGGTACTTTTGGTGACGGAGCTGGTGAGGCAGGAAAATAACGATAAAGGGTGGAAAGGCCAATATCAAATATCAGTGCGATTTGTTTACGGGACTCGCCATTAGCCAGCAAACGGGCGATTTGCTCCCGCTCTTTCTCTGTCAGTTTCTGAGGTCTGCCGCCATGACGCCCCTGAGCACGGGCAGCAGCAAGACCCGCGCGTGTACGTTCAATAATGAGTTCCCGCTCCATTTCCGCCAGCGCGCCCATTATATGGAAAAAGAAACGTCCCATGGGAGTGGATGTATCAATATTGTCCGTAATGCTGCGGAAGTTAACGCCGCGTTGCCGGAGTTCTTCTGTTAAAAGGACAAGGTGCTGCATACTGCGTCCAAGGCGATCCAGTTTCCAGACCAGCAGGGTATCCCCTGGCCGGAGTCGCTTTAATGCGCGTTTTAAGTCCGGGACGCTCCCTTGTCTTACCGCTTATTCTGTCTTCGAAAAACAGCTCACATCCTGCACATTCCAGCGCATTTCATTGTAGCGCCGTATTCTGGTCATTTGTTGACACCCTGATATACCCAATCAGCATACGATTTCCTTATTATAAAAAGCCGGAATTGTCGCATGAGGAATAAAACAGAGTTAATCCTGGCTTTCCTGAAAACCTCGGTTTACGGGAAACGGTGAATAAGGCGGCGAATGCTCTGCCATCGGACGGCACCGCCGTTGCCGCGAATAGACTCGCCACCCCAAGAAATATTAATGGGGTTCCCTTTGACGGGACGCAGGACATAAACATCACTTCTGGTATAACACAGCAGGATGCGGATTCCCGATATATCCAGGATATCAGGCTGGGAGCAGAGAACAGGCAGGTAATGTACGGTGGGGCATATTACTCTGCGTACGGTAATGTTATGGCAGGCCTGCAGATTGACAGTAAAGTTGATGCTTCAAACGATTTTATAGCATTCAGACCCCTGCAAAAATTAGTCGGAGGTACATGGATTACGGTATCTCAGTTATAAATAGTCAGTAAATAATATATTTTAAAACAGATTTATTTCCAGGAGGATTTTATGGAACTAAAAAATATAACCCGTTATTATCCTGAAAATATGCCATATGGTAATAATGTTCAGTATTTCCAGAGTGAAGATGGTAAGGATTTCTACGAATCCCTGCCATTATTCACCAAAAAATATAAACTTTGCATAACACCTGACAGCGGCGTTATCTGCTCAATATCACAGGACGCCTCGGCGCTGTATCCTGCGGGGTTTTCTGTGGTTGAGGTCGATGAACTCCCTGAAGGCACGGATATTTCAGGAAACTGGAAGTTTGATAATGGCATAATCTCCCGTATTCCGGTTAACTACGCAAGAAAACTGGAAGCAATGCGCCAGTCATATCTTAATCAGGCATATGAAAAATTTAATGACTGGAGAACGGAGCTACAACTGGGCACCATCAGCGATGAAGACAGAGCAGCACTTACCCAATGGATGGCATACATCAGTCAGGTGAAGAAAATGGAACTACCCGCCATTAAAACAGAAGCTGAATTTAACGCCATTAAATGGCCTGAGCAGCCACAGTAATAAAGAAGGCCGGAAGGCCTTCTGAATATCATTATATACTTGCAGCCGTCACCCATGCTCCATTTAACAGATACTGCAACGGCCGGTAATACACGCCGCCGACGTTATCTGCCGTATTCTTACCGACATCCTGTACTTTAATTCCGGTAAGAACATTGCCGCCCCCAGATTCAGATCCCAGCTTTCCCATGTTCCGGGCATATGTGCGGTCACCGACCCCAGTCTTATGGCGGTTACTGTTCCTGATGAGATAGTGATATCCTGCGTCCCGTCAAAGGGGAACACCATTAATTGTGTGGGCATTTGCCAGCCTGTTCGCGGCAACGGCGGTGCCGTCCGATGGCAGGGCATTCGCCGCCCTGTTTACCGTTTCCCGTAAACCGACGTTATCGATAAAAGCCCCTTTATCCGGAATGTCTGCGCCGTTCTGCTCCCTGCGCAGGTAACGGTTATCACCTTCGCTTTTGCTGTAAACATCCAGATTATTACGGGCGGTTCCCTTATTCTCCAGGTCGGCGAGATTCTGATCCTTCGCCAGGGCATTAACGTCACCGGGACCAAGACTGTTTTTTGTGGCAAGCGTCCCCAGACCAAGATAACCACGGGCCAGACGCTGGGCCTCCGCACCGGCATCAGCAATTTCTTTCAGGTTATTTTTCCGGGAAAAAGCATTCGCAGCGATAATGGCTTTAATGGACAGCGTAAGCTGGTTTAACTGCGCCTTATCCGGCTGAATACTGGCTTCAGCCAGAATATTCAGCAGTTCGGCCTGGAGAATATTCAGCCAGTCCTGACCAATCCAGCTGATACCTTTTTGTCCGTCACCTTCAGTAAACCAGGTGGTGGTATTACTCTGCGCCGGTGCCAGCGCAGGCATATTCGCCACGCCGGAATTATTATCAACATGAAACATTAAATAGTCTCCTCTTCATGGCTGTTTGCATACACGTAAATAAACGTCTGCCATGCAGGCTTATAACGGTTCAGAATACATTCCAGCGCACCGCCTTCATAAATACGCAGCGGCGTGAGAATATCATCCAGCACATTCATATTCCGGTAGCCGGTTTCACTGTTAATCGTGACAATACTGACCCACTGTGAATCCGGTGATGGCTGAATATCTATTTCATAACCAAACTCTGCCGCAAACCGGATATAAAATTCACGGTTAAGAGAGGGTTTCATCCGGTATTTATTCCCGGCATAACGCTGACGCTCCTGAATGGTTGCGCCGGTCATATCACATTCCGGTAACCCCAGATAACGCTCCCAGTCTTCCAGCAGCAGACGGGATGAATCAGGAAAACGTTCTGCCAGCATCTGGTTACCGGTCCAGGAAACACGCTCCGTGGAATGACTGAGGCCCAGGCACAAAGCCGCAAGAACGGATGACGGCCGCTTATCCCATGCCAGCCCGTCAGGCAGCAACTGCAACAGGGCGCGCTGATGCGGGGTCAGGGTTACAGCCATGTGATTTCTCCTACCGTCAGCAGCTCACTGTCTCCCGCCTGAACTGACGTCAGCGGACTGCGCACTTCAAAATCCTCCAGATTTTTCACCCCTGCCACCGCCCGCCAGAAAGACGACGGCAGAACCAGACCGCCGGGCCGGGATTCGTTATACAACAGGTCGGTCAGCGCCTGTTTTACGGCCGCCTGATTCTCCGGTGTTTTCGGGATGATCCTGATGCTGAAGGGCACCGGCTTATTGGTCAGTTTAAACACGGTCACCGTCGGCCCCAGAGGCTGTCCGACAGGCTGGCCGGTCGCCGGATCATCATGACTGCGGATATAATCCGCCACCCGCTGAACATCACCGTCACCGGGGAAAATGTCCGGGTTATTATCCTGAACAAACGTTACCCCCACGCTGCCCGCCTGCGGCCATTCCGGGCGGCACCATGCCCGCGTCACGCCCGGCACTTCACGCGCCCAGCGTTCAAAATCATACTGCGTGCCGCCGGACGGTGGATTCTGCACCCGGAAAACCAGACGGGAAAGCAGCTCCGGCACGGTTTCCACATCCGCACCACCGGTGATCCCCGTTCCGGTCACCGTGGCCGTCTGGTTGATCCCCGCCTGCGGTGTGATAAATGTCAGTTTTGTCCCTGCCGGGGCATTCCCCGCACGACCGGCACTTTCGGCTTCCACACTGACATTCAGCGTACCGGCCTTACCGGTCAGGGAGGTGGTGATACGGTAAACCACACCATCACTTCGCTGGAGAAGCACACCTTCCTTGATCCCCGCATCCGTGGTCAGCATCAGCTGAACCGGCCCGTCCCCCCGAGAGGCAGGCTTACGCATGACGCCCCAGAATGCACAGTGTTTCAGCAGTTCGGCTTCATCGGCTTCGGTCGGGATGATCTGACGCGCAATCCAGGCCAGATGCTCATGCTCCTGAGCAGATAACCCTGCCTGAGCGTAAGCAATGGCATTCAGGGTGGTTTCATTCACACCCGGCTGCGAGCCGGGCAGGCGCTGGCTGATATCCTGCTGTGTCTGCGTGATTAACTGTGCCAGCGGTAAAGGCTGATAAGGCATTACTCCCCCTTAAGATCAGCATAAAAAATCATGGGCCTCACTGAACCATCAGGCAGGGTTATGCGCACCGAAAGCGCCAGCCGCGCGTGTCCCACACGTTCTGCATGACAGACCACGGATGACGCCACGCCATCCTGACTGAGCCAGCCCAGCGCCTCATCCGCGTAAGCACGGGCACGGCTTATCACCGAGGCCAGCGTTTTTTCCCGGCGGAGAAGCCACAGACGGGAGCCAATGGGACGCGGGCGAAAACTGTCTCCCCACCATCCCCGGCGGTCACGCGTACCGTCAGGGATTTCATCCGATGCCAGCGCCCGGCGGTCAGTAAACAGCGAAATCAGAACGGCCGTCAGCAGACTGTCATCCGTCAGCAGGTCGGCACCGTTCAGTTGCAGCGAACCGCACCCCTGATCCCATACAATTGCAATATCAGCCATTCTCCGGCGCTCCTGTCTTACTGCCTTTGCCGTTATCCTGATGCACATGGCCGGAATAGGTGATCCCGGCAATAACGGCATCAGACATCGTGAACAGCCCGTCTGATTTACCTGTACCATCAAGCACGAAATTACCCTTAACATGCAGGTTTTTATCCACCGTCACATTGCCCGTAAAGGTGGCCTCCGGCGTATCCACCCGCATCCCCTCATCGGCGTAAATCTCCAGCATTTTGCATGTCACAATAATGCGACCATCCTTTGTTAACCGTATCCGGTGCCCCTCATGGTGATACACCCCCGTATCTCCGGCTGTGAGTCCGGTCGGGCGGCTGCGCCGGTCTTCCACCACAAGCACCACAGTCTGATCCCGCTGTCCGCCCAGACAGGCAAAAAAGGTTTCCGCACCCGGCAGGGGAACGCTGATCTGCCCGTACTGCTGGGGACGCTCCACATCATCAAAGGTTTCGCCGTCCATGCCGGTGAGCTGCACATTCTGCATTTTCAGTTCGTCATGTGTGCCGGTCAGAACGCCCCGGCCAAACAACAGGCGAATACCGCGCGTTACCGGGGCAATCAGGCGGCTGAACACTTCATCATTCATCAAAGCTGATCCCCTGTTTTTTCATCTGCTGGCGAATAAAGGCATCAACATCGTCACCGGAACCACCCCGGCCCTTACTGTCCGGCTCTGCCGGAACGATAAAGCCGTCACGCGGTGCCAGTACCAGCCGGGTGACTTCCCCGTTATGTTCATCAAGTAAAAACTCCACCTGACAGACCAGCAGTTCAGTCTGTTCTATACCGAAACGCAGGGCTGAAACACCGGTCAGCAGATTGACATCCCATAACCGGCCATCATCCCGGAACCAGCCACGCACGGTGGCAGAAAACCGTTCTGAACGGGCAATCGCACGGCGCATTTCACGCAGGGCACGCTGCCGTGCACCGGTGGTGTCTGTCTGTTGATCGGCGAGGATGATTTTCGGCCGGTAGCGGCCGATCTGCTCATCACTGATGACGCCCACAGGTGCTGCCAGACGGGCGGCGGATTCGCTGTCTCCCCGTTTGCCACCACCGCGCCCGTGTCCCCGGACACGGTATTCGCTGTATCGTCCTCGCCAGTCCGTGTTGTAATCGGCATCAAGCAGGTTATCTCCCAGCACCAGTCTGTCCGTCTGCTGGCTTCCTGCCTGGGTGAACACCAGATCGCCGTCAGCATTACTGGTCACCAGCACCCCGCGATGCCGGGCAGCACGGGTCAGCGCATCCGCCACGGTTTCTGAGTTTTCCAGCGTAAAAGAGCTGAAGGGGCGTGCAGCCGTGTCGTCGTTAACCTGCCAGCGCACGGCTATCCCGAAGGGCGCACATAAATCTGCGGCAATCTGTGCCAGCGTCCGGTTGCGCCACTGGCTGCCGGGATGGATGGCGGCACAGTCCACCAGGTCGCCGGTTTTATCCCGACCGCTGATGCTGATCTGATGACGGGTTGCACTGATCCGCTGACTGACCTGATCCAGCCAGCCACTGATGACCGTCTGCCCGTTAATTCTGAGCGTCAGGGACTGACCGGTTCGCAGGGCTGAGGGGATGCGCTCACCGGGCAGCATCAGCCCCAGTTCAAACGACCCGGCCAGATGCTCCAGCGAGCGACGGACGCTGACCGTCAGCCAGCCGGAAAAAATCTCACCGCCCAGATACAGTTCAACCCTGCTGCTCACTAATCACCTCCACTGAATGGCCTCCGGGAATGAACAGCGGATCAACAATACCGTTACGGCGCACAAAACGTTGCCAGCCGGTACTGTTCCCGGTGGCACGGTACAGGGTCACCAGTGCAGGCTCGGTGGTACGTACAGTCACTACTGTTGCACCGGGTAGCTGAACTCCCCGTGTATTCAGATCCTCTGTCAGTGCCAGTCTGGCATCACGAAGCGTCAGCGCCGTGGCGGTATACCCCTGCCCGGACAGTGTCATCACCTGCCGTTCGAGCGCTTCGCTTAAGTCACGGTTAATGCGCTGAAGATCAACTGAACTTTCCAGCCAGACAGGCCAGGTACGGTGGGCTGCGTCACTGTCCGGCAGGGTTTCCTGACTGAGAACCTGATCCAGCAGTTTTCCCACGGTCTGTGCCTGGGCCACCACGGCAGCACTCTGCATTACCGCCCGTATCAGACGAATATTCTTTTGTGCTGCCGGTGTCAGACCGATGAGAGTCTGCGGATTATCCTGCTCATCCAGCACGTAACGCAGGGAAGATAATGTCCTGTACAGTTGCGGCATTCCCTGAGAGACGGCGGATGTCGTCCGACCGATACTGCCTCCGGGCCGGGTATTCAGGCCTCCTGAAGACAGTGACGGCAGCGATGGCAGGGTGATCAGGGCACTGAAAAGCCCCGCAAAAGATGAGGCCATGCGGGAAGGTGCTGTCAGTAATGCCGTGGCATTCCCTTTCAGCGCCGTGAACGTGGCAGTAAAGGCACTGATATCCTGTACAATCCCCATGCCGGAAACGGCATTTTCCAGGGCGGACACCTTATCGCTGATGGTTTCGGTCATTGCCTGGACATCGTGCATTCCGTCAGAAATCACCGTCCAGCCCGCTTCCAGGGTTTCAAAAACCTTCCCGAGCGCGGTGGTACTCTTCTGCTCCAGAATGGCGGCCGTGTCCTGTGTGACAGCAGGTGCGGTATCATCACTTACCGGCGTGACATTAATGGTGAACTCAACCACGCCCTGTTCAGCAGCGTTATAACGACTTTCAAAGCTGTTTATCAGCACATTTAACGTGCCGTAATCCGGGTGAAGCAGCTCCCCGGCACCGGGAGCACGAAGGGCATCACGCAGACGATTTCGCTGTGTCTGAACATCATCCCCCATCACAAGTACACTGAACGTAAATTCAGCCAGTTTAGGTCCCAGATCGTCTGCACCACCGGTTTCCCGTAACGGATACTCCCGACGGACAATGTTTCGCCCGCCACGTTCGCGCTGCTCACGCCAGACGAGGAACGGCACACCACGGAACGCACCACGACCGTCACCAGAGGCCATAATTCCCTCCGTTCCAGACATTCACATCCAGTCCGTGACCGGACGTGTCATCAATATCAATACTGCGAGCCTGCCACCCTTCCGGGGCAACCAGCTCCACACGGGCAGAGGCTTTTTGTACCGCCTGTCCACTGCTTTCATCATCACTGCCCCGTAATTTCTGCCAGGCTTCAGTCAGCCATCCCCCCAGATAGTTACCGAGATAGCTGCCCACCGTAGAACCAATGGCAATCCCCACAGGTCCGGCTGCCGCCCCCAGCGCACCACCGGCAATACTGCCTGCAAGAGAGCCGACCGCTTCTCCCTTGTCTGTGGCACTGGCGCTGCCATCCAGCAGAACCGGGGCTGCCATCGCGCCAGCCCACAGGGCACCTCCACCCAGCCGGCCGGCCAGTCCACCGGCACTGCGGAAAAAGCCGGAGAAACGCCCCAGCCCCATGCGGCTACCGACAGACGAAAGTAACCCACCGGCGCGCCCCATCATGCG